CGCCGGAGAAATGAGGCGCGGATCGGCAAATTCCATCAGGGCCAGCAGGCACAAATCCTGCACAAACAGGCCGGATACAAAGCTGCAATCTGCCTGTGTCGTCAGACCCAAATCGTTCCTTGCCTCCTGGGAGGCGTCCATACAAACATCATGAACAGAAGAGACTTGCCCTCGGGCTTGCGCCTGAGGGGGACGGTAGAACTGCGCCTGTACCGCGCCAACGGTGAGATTGTGGTGCGGCGGAAGGACAACCTGATCGTCGATGTCGGCTTCGACTTCATCGCCGACGTCATCGGGCTTTCGACGGGCTGCCCCGGGGCCATGAGTCACATCGCCGTCGGCACCGGGGCCGTCGCAGCTGCCCCCGGGGATACGGCCCTCGGCACCGAACTCGCCCGCAAGGCCGCAGCTTACGCCCATACCGCGGGAACCAGGGTCTTCACCTTCGAGACCACCTTCGATCCGGGCGAGGCCACCGGCGCCGTCACCGAGGCCGGTGTGTTCAACGCCGCCACGGCCGGCACCATGCTCGACCGGGTGGTGTTCGCCGTCATCAACAAGGGCGCTGACGACACGCTGACCCAGAAGTTCACCTTCACCATGTCCTGATCAAGAGGCGAAGAGCGGCGAAGCCGTGACAGGGAGACCAAATGTCGGTTCATATCACCCAGACGCCCGTTGCTGCTTATACCTGGGCGACCTCGGCCTTCGACTGGCAGGACGCGGAGGCCGGCAAGGGATGGTCGGGAGCGCACGTGTCGGCCTACGCCGCGGACGCCGGCGAAGCTCTGCCGGTCGCCGGGATGGCCGCCCGGATCGCGGGACCGCATGCCTCATCCACGCTTGCTCTGGCGGATGCGCGGATCGGGGAGATCCTGGTCCATAGACGTCGGACCCTCGCCATTGCAGAGACCTGTGTCGACTACATCAACTTCATCCTGTCGGTCGCCGAAAACCTGGCGCTCGGCGAGGTCGCGGCGAAAATCGCCCAACATCCCGAGGCCGAGGCATTCGGCCTGGTGGATACGGGAGCCCGCCTTCCGGCCAAGAACTCCATAGAGCCGTTGGCGCTGGCGGATGCGCTCGAGCGGCTTACCGACTTCCGGCGCGATCACGCGGAAGGGGTTGCACTGACGGAGGCGGAGGCGAAGACATCCGCCCGCCTCTCCACGGAGGCATTTGCGCTTGCGGATGCGCTGCTGCGGCACGCCAACGCTGTGCTTGCCGATCTGGCGGTGCGTTCGACGCCCCTGGACGAGACGGGCTTTCGGGACCTGGTGGTGGTGAAGGGCCCGCTCGGCTATGGGCCGTTCCGCGATCTCGTTCCCGGAGACTACGAGTATGCAAAGGCCCTGATTGGCCTCTTGCTCTCGGCGCCCGTGACCGGGGAGAGGGTCGCGATCGCGGATGCGGTGTTCAATGTCGATGTCCCCGACGTTCGTGACCGGGGCACGGCAAGCATTCCAGTGACAGGGGGCACGGTCGCCTTCAACCGGGGATTCACCGAACCGCCCGAAGTGCAGGTAACGCTGAAGGCCGGCGCCACCCCGGCATTGCCCGAAATCACCGCGATCACGACCACGGGCTTCGACGTCCGGCTGTTCGATGCGGCGGACGGTGTGACCCTCGTCGCCGGCACCGTCAGCTGGTCGGCCCTCGGATACTAGGAGCTGTCGATGGCGCAGAATTATCCGGATATTCCCTCGACGGACACCCTGCAGAACAGCCGCCGGAAGATCCTCGATCGCGATGACGCGGTGGCGTCCTGCTTTTCGGGCACCACCTTCCCCACGGCGGGCGTGCAAGCGGGCATGCTCTGCCTCAGAACCGACGAGCAGAAGCTCTACCAGCTCAAGAGCACAGGGCCCGATGTCTGGGTCGTCATCGCCGATCTTTCCAAGAGCCATCTCTCCAGGGAAGAGGCGCAGGCGCTGTTCGCCGCCATCGGCCACAACCACGACACGGCCTATCAGGCAAAGGATGCGGATCTCACGGCCGTTGCCGGACTAACCGCAACCGGTCTCATCGAGCGTACCGGCGACGGCCGGGCGCAGGCCGTCCCGGTCACCGCCGCCGGCAAGGCTCTGCTCGACGACGCCAGTGCGGCGGCCCAGAGAAGCACGCTCGGGCTCTCCGATGCCGCGACCACGCCGGTCGCCGATATCCGGGCCGGCGTCGATCAATCGGGTCGGGTCGCCAAGGCCGGCGACACGATGACCGGCGAATTGGGCGCGCCCAGCGTGAAGTCCCAGGGGACTGCCGGCGCCACCGGCTTCAGGATCGCCGACGCCACGGACCTCGCTGCGCTCTTCAACAAGGGCTACGCATCCGTGGGTGGCGCGCGCGATGCCGGCACCACCGGCTCCGGCAGCTTCCACACCTACGGCTACACCATGGAGCAGGTCTCTGCGACGCAGGTCCGGCTCGCGTTCCGGCGGGTCAACTACAACTGCATGTCCTACTGCTCGTACTGCTCCTATTGCAGCTACTGCACCTACTACAATTGCAACTGCGATTGCGGCGATGGGCCGTAAGGGAGAACCGTCATGATCACTCCATTCACGACCCATATGTGGGGACTGCCGGTTCCGCTGCTGATCGAGGTGCTGCGCGCACCCCTCAAGGTAACCCTTCGTTCCTACGAGGAGGTCAGCGACGGGGTCGGCCGGTTCACCGGCCAGCCGATAACGGACGAGGAGCAAGCGATGGAGATCGGGCGCCATGCGGCGATCGTGCCGGCCGCTCATGCCGCCCGATCGCCAACGCCAGGCGCCGCTCTGGATCGGCGATTCCGGGACCGGTTGTTCTGCGCGCTCAACGACGATATCCCATTTTGAGGGCAGGCGATGATGCACGCCCTGATCGACGCGGCCATCGAGGCTGCGGAGCGGGCGCAGCCGCCGCGCGACTACCTCGGCGCGAGCCGGATTGGCGAGCGGTGCGCGCGCAAGCTGGTCTACGAGGTCACCCACACGCCAAAGGACGCCGGCAAGGAGTTCCTTGGACCGATCCTTCGCGTGTTCGAGGCCGGCCACCAGTTCGAGGCCCTGTCCATCTGCTGGCTGCGTGCGGCCGGGTTCGACCTGAGGACGCGCAACCGCGCCGGCGAGCAGTTCGGCTTCTCGGTCGCGGGCGGACGCATCCGCGGCCACATCGATGGCGTCATTGTCGCCGGGCCCGACGTCGGCGTCGCCTAGCCCGCGCTCTGGGAGCACAAGGCGCTCCATGCGAAGTCCTGGACCGACCTTGTGAAGCGGGGGCTCAGGACGTCCAAGCCGATCTATTACGCCCAGGTCCAGCTCTACATGGCCTACCTCGATCTTGCCGTGGCGCTGTTCACGGCGATGAACAAGGACAACCAAGCGCTCTACCATGAGGTCGTGCCGTTCGACGCCGCCGAGGCCCAGGCGCTCTCCGACAAGGCCGTGCAGGTGATCCGCGCGGCGGAGGCCGGCGAGCTACCGCCGCGAATCGCTTCCGCACCGGACTTCTATCTCTGCCGTCTCTGCGAGTACGCGCGGCGCTGCTGGGAGGGCCATGCATGAGCGAGTTCACGCCCTCCGACCTGCAGGCCAAGGCGATCGCCGGCATCAAGGACTGGTTCCGCGAGCGCGCCGGGCAGCAACAAGTGTTCCGGGTGTTCGGCTACGCCGGGACTGGCAAGACCACCATCACCCGGCACGCCATCGCAGAGCTCGACCTCGAGGACGGCCCGAGCGGCGTCCTCTACGCCGCCTTCACCGGCAAGGCGGCGCTCGTCATGACCCGCAAGGGCACCCCGGCCTCCACCATCCACTCCCTGATCTACCGCGTCTCCGAGGCGACCCCGGCCGAGATCGAGAAGGTCAAGAAGGACATCGCCGACATCAAGGCCAGGCTGCCGGGCCTGCCAGCGGCCGAGCGGCTGCTCGAGGAGTCGCGGCTGCGCTCGCTAGAAATCCGGCTCGACGACATCCACAAGCCGCGGTTTGTGCTCAACGAGCAGTCGATCGTGCGCGACGCCGCGCTGATCGTCCTCGACGAGGTCTCCATGGTCGGCGACGAGATGGCGCGCGACCTGCTCGCCTTCGGCAAGCCCATCCTGGTGCTCGGCGATCCGGGCCAGCTGCCGCCGATCAAGGGCGAGGGCGCCTTCACCAACGCCACCCCCGACGTGATGCTCACCGAGATCCACCGCCAGGCCGGAGAGAGCGCCATCATCCGGCTCGCCACTATGGCTCGCGAGGGCCGGCCCATCCCCTACGGCGAGCACGACGCCTTCGTGTGGAAGATGCGTCGGACCGACGTGGCGCCCGAGCAGATGCTTCGCGGCGGCCAGGTGATCTGCGGGCGCAACGCGACCCGCGTCCAGCTCAACCTCGCCATGAAGCACGCGGCCGGCTTCGATGGCGTGTACCCGGTCGGCGAAGCCCGCAACGGGGCGCGCGAGAAGATCATCTGCCTCAAGAACCGCAACGACCTCGGCGTGGTCAACGGCATGTTCCTCGAGCTCGTCGACGTCCGCGACGAGAACGCGCACAGCTTCTCGGCCACGGTGCGGACCGAGGACGGCGACCTCATTGGCGGCAGCGAGGACAAGCCGGAGCGGCACTCATGTGAGTGTTCTTGTTGTCAATCCTGAAAACAACCCTTTCGCTGAACCTCTTGATGGCAACAGGAGGCCAGGCCTCACAATCTGGCAAAGGGGCTTGAAAGATCGGTTCCGGGCGGGTCTC